TACGGATCAACTCAAACTATGAAGAAACCTCCAGCAAAGAAACCGAAAAAACTTACTGAAGCACAACTTAAAAGATTAGAAAAACATTCAGCTCATCACAGCAAGAAACATATGGATATGATGAAAAAAGATATGATGAACGGTATGAGTTTCAAAGCCGCTCATGAGAAAGCACAAAAAAAAGTAGGTAAATAAAAATTATTTTAAAAAAATAAAATAATTTAATTATATTATATATATATAAAATGGATTTATATGGATCTGGAGCATCAATAGCACAAATCAATTCTCAAACTGCTGAAACTCGAGCTTTGAATGAAGCTACAGCTGATTTTAATAATTCTCTTGCAGAGCAGTTAGATCAAGCTAATTTAGAACAAGATGAAGATCGAAAAGCAACTCTTCAAAAAAATATTACTAGTGGAGCTACGGCGGGTGGAAAATTAGTTCTTAAGAAAGAAATAAGAAAGGGAGTAGGTAAGGGCGTCATGGCTGGAGGTAGATTTGTAAAAACTACAGCAGCAGAAAGATTCGCAAAAGAAGAGGAGCAACTTGCTTCACTTCCTTCATTAGAAGAAACACAAGATTTAATCCAAAGAGGTATACGACCTCCATCTCCAGAGTTAGGAGTTCAAAGTACCTTAAGAGAAGGAGAACAAGCAACAGCAGCAACCGCCGATGAATTAGGAGCAAGTGTAGATATAGCTGGAAGTGCTGGAACAGAAGGGATTGAAACTGGAACAGAAGCAGTAGCTAAAAAAGCAGCAGCAAAAGCAGTCGAAGAAGCCGGAGTTGAAGATCTTGCAAAATTAGCGGGTAGAGCTGCTACAGTAGGTAAAGTAGGTATTGCTGGATTAGGAGGTGCTTTAGATATTGGAGCTGATGTTTCAAGAGTATTAGAAGGTAAGAGTGGATTGGATGCTCTTGGAAGCAATAGTGCTTCAAGAGTTGGAAATATTTTGAATATTGCTGGATCAGCTTTAGAAGTTGCTGGAGTAGCAACTGGAGGTATAACTCCATGGAGTTTAGTTGCTGAAGGAGCTGGGGCTGTTCTCGGTTTAGCTGGAGCAATTACAGAAGGAGTAGGTGAAGAAGAAGCATCAACAGATAAAAAAGAAACGGCAGAAAAAGATATCACTTCTCAAGCAAGAGGAGATGTTGTATCTTCTCAAGTAACCCAAGCTGTTGGGAGAACTATGTAATTTTTTTTTTAATTTTTTTTAATTTATTTATCAAGATTTATTTTATATTTATATATTATAAAATAATGAGTTCTTATTGGAGAAATGACGACAAAATTAAGGTTTCACAAACGCAAGTTTCTATTCCATCTACAAATGGACTTTCTTATACTTCCACGGCGGGACAGAGCGGTCGAAGGGTAGATTTCGAAATACCTCCAACTGTAAAGTTCATGGACGGCAAAAATAGTTATTTACAGTTTGATATTAAAGTAGCCCTTCCAGCCGGTAGAACTCCCACCCGCCTTCATCTAGATCCCTTTATTGGAGGTCAATCTGTAGTTAAAAATATTCGCATTTATTCCGGAAACAGAGCTGTTTTAATGGAAGAAATTAGTGATTATAATGCTAAAGTTCAAATGCAATATTCATATAATACAGATGATAGTATGAAAAAGATGAGAGCCTTGAAGGAAGGTTCTCTTGTTCCAACAGTTGAAAACCGTGGAACTCTAGGAACATCAGTTTCTAATAATATTGATCTATCTTCAAATCCATATTATAAGCCAGTTGGAACTGTTCCAGCCGGTAGAGATTGGGGAACTGCGGATGATTTCTTAACTGCTAAATTATCTCTTCCAATACATACCGGTTTATTTGCTGATGGAGGCTCGAAGATTTTTCCCGTCCTTATGACTGACGGTCTATTTATAGAAGTAGATCTTGAAGATCCCGCAAGATATCTTAAGCAATTAGATAGTGTAAACCGTAATCGAAGAATGCAACAGAACCCAGTATTTCATGGGACTAATGCCGCTGGAGCTGCTTTAGCTATTGATAATGCTGCTGATATAACAGAGATTTTCCTTGCAAAATCGAATAATATGATTAGTGTTGAAAACTGTCCTTTTGTAAAAGGTGAGAAGATTAGTATCTGTAGTAAAACAAATCCTCTCCAAGAATGTTCTCTCACGGTTGGAGGTGCTGTAGCAGTTCAAACTCAACCCACAATTCAAAATATAGAAGTTGATGGAGGATTTGTAAAATTAACTGTTTCAGCATTTAGAAATAGTAATGTTGGAACGGGCGTCCAAGCAACCTCGAATAATTTTATTGTATTTAGTGCTGCTATTGATACAAAGCGAGTTGAAGTGGCTGATGGAACTACAGAACTTTTAGCTGCTTCCACTACTTATCCAGCTACAACAGTTATATCGAACGCTCAAATTGTAGTCCAGCAAGTCGGTTTAGATCCGCAGTATGAAGCTGGAATGATGAAAAGAATGAGAGACGGTGGATCTATTGAGATTGATATTCCTAGTGTTACTAATTACAAACATTCTCTATTGAAAACAAATAGAAACGCAACGGTGAATGTTCCAGTTTCAAATACAAGGGCTAAATCCATGATTGTGATGCCGACTGATGCAACTACATATTCAGCAGCAGCATTAATCGGTGGAACTCAAGAAACTTATGAGGAAGAGGCGACTGATATGGACGGACAACTACATTCTATTAGAACCGGTCAAGCGGGTATAATTGATCGGTTAACATCTTATCAAATGGTGGTAGATGATAAGCTTGTTCCTTCAAGACCTATAAATGTATCAAAAATAAATAAAGGTGTATCTATTTCAGCACAGCCTTTAATTGAATTAGAAAAAGCACTTAATCAAGCTGGAGTTGTTCCTCGATCATTTGTGGATTACAACCGTAATTTCTTGATCGGTCGTGCTTATGCTCTTAATGATGGAGTTGCAAATCTAAATAATAAATCCAATCAGCTTCAGTTATTCTATAATGAATCGACTGTTGCTGGAGTAGATCAAGCACCGGAAAAGGATAAGCTTCTATTTTGCTATGTTTTCCATCTTCGCAGAGTTTCTATTAAAGGGGATAGTGTTACGGTTTCTCTATAAAAAAAATATATTCATATAATATAAATGAGTTTTACAAATGATAAAGATAGTGATAATTATGCTACTGATAGAAAAGGGTGGGAATTGATAGAAGAATATATTCCAAAGGATCGAGTAATATGGTCTCCCTTTTATTGTGATGGAAAGCAAAAAGAATATTTTGAAGATATGGGCTATAAAATTATACATGAAGATAAAGATTTTTTTTCATATACTCCAGACTATGATATTGTAGTTGATAATCCACCTTTTTCAAAAATGAAAGATGTTTGTTTAAGATTAAAAGAATTAGATAAACCTTTCATATTAATTTCATTTAGTAAAGTAATATTATTGAAATGGTTTCAAAGATTATTTAAAGATCATTTACAAGTAATTATTCCATTCACTCGACCGACCTTTACTCATTTAACAAATCCAAAAAAAGGGTATACTCCTCCTTATGGAGTTCAATACTACGCTTACAAAATGAACTTACCCAAGGATCTCATATTTTTAGATTAATATTTTCTATGTATCTTTTTTAATTTTTTATTTCAAAATTATTTTATATAATATAATATAAAATGAGCCGCAAGTATCTTAATATACAACCGAATAATGTACCCGCTTCTGGTAAAGTTTCCTTTGCTCGAGGTAATCCAATTCTTACTGTTACGCTTGGAAGACAAGATGCTATGTTAGATTTATCCAGTATCCGTCTCTCTGGAGATTTTAATGTATTTAGAGACGCAGCTGGAACTCTTCATCCAACCGACGCAGCTGCAGCAGAACTTCGTGCTTCTCACAAGCTTGGAGTTTATGGAGTAATAGATCAGTTAGTTTTCCGCCATGCTGAAACAAAGCAAGTCATCGAGCATATAAGGCATTACGGTAGATTTATGGCTTCTTATATGCCGACTATGGCTGGAACTCAAGACACAGCCGGTCATCTTTCTAAAACTGCTTTAATTATGCCTAATTATCAATCATTTAGAGATAGTGTAATTCGCAATACAAGAAACTCTGTTTTCTGTATTCCATTACCTAGCGGTCTTACTCTTGGGGTTTCCAAGCTTCCCCTCGATAAAGTTCCTTTAGAAGTTGAAATCCATCTTGCTCCCGATTCACAGTTCTTTTATTCGAGCGATGCTACAACAGCAAATATAGCTAATTGTTTCTATGAATTAAGTAATCTTGAACTTACATGTGAAGTTGAAACTGGAGTGAAATCTCCAGACACGGGTGTATTAGAGTTTAATTCTATCACTTCATATTTCTCAACTCTTGAAGCAAGTAATTCTATCATCAATTTTAATCTTGGTTTATCGAAGGTTTTAGCTTCTTTTGTTAATTTTGTTCCCGCTAATTTTGTAAATAATTTAGCTCAAGATGGGTATTTAACTTACATGCCTACCTTGAAACCGAATGCTGCTGGAACTGGAGACGGTGGAGTAGCCAATTTAGAAACTATTTCTTTCCTTAAAAATGGCGAACGCTTTCCTTCTGCATTTGAAGTTGAAAGTGTTTATGATACAACTACAAATGCTACCTCTGTTGTTGATCCTCAAGTTATTAAGAGTTTTCTCAATTCTATAATTCCAGAAAGTCAGCACACAAGAACATCTGCTTCTCCTCTTACAACTAATCGCAATTTTACCGGTAATCAAAATGCCGCAACTGGATATCGTTTTATCCCCGATACGGGTGCTGTATACGGCGTGGGCGTATTATATGATATGCTTGATAGTGAAGGAGTTGATTTCTCAAGTTCTCAGTTTTCTATTCAAATGAAGAACGGGCTTGTTGATGGAAATCCAGTATCAGCATATTTATTCATTAAATCGAAGGTTGCTGTTGCATGGTCGGCTGAAAAGGGAGTTCAAGTATTGATGTAAATATTCTCTATGTAAGTTTTTTTTTAAAGTTTTATTTTTTAAAGTTTTATATATTTTAATTATATAAAATGGAAGATCGTATCCCCGACCTTATTAAAATTGGTGCAATCCCTAGTGAATACGGACAAAAATTACACACAGATGTAATTGATCCAGTAACATTCTCACAGCGTAGAGTTAGATTTACTCTATCTCGTGTTGCTGGTTTCCTTCATTCGAACTCAAAAATTACTCTTGCAATTACTCCTCAAGCTACAGTTTCTAAAGGTTTTTTTCCTTTAAATGTTGGTGTTTCTCAATTGATCCAATCAGCACAGCTAACTATTGGAAATGAAACTGTTTGCTCGATTGATGATTACAATCAGTATCACGCATATCAATCATTATTTATTTCAAATGAAGATAATAAAGAAAGAGAGCAATTTTTATCCCAGAGATGTATCGCTCACATGCCCGTATATGATGATAGAACCGCAGATGTAACTGATAAGCCTCCTAATTCTGCTAAAAAGATAGGTATTGATGTAGGTAGAAATGCAGTTGTTCCCGCTGCCGGTGGAGCTGGTACATTCGAGCTTTTACCTTTTATGCATAATGACGGCAGTTCGGCTCAAACTATAAGTGAAGCTCCAGTTTATTCTGTATACTTAAGTGATTTATTTCCTTTCCTTAAGTTCAATCAGCTTCCTATGTTTATGTTAGATCAAGAAGTTCATATTGATTTAACTTTTGTTGATTCTACAAGTGGATTATCTGGAGCAACTCAATCGCAGCGTTTGTGCGTTGATAATGGAGATGCTGGATTTGCTCTAGGATTTTCTGTGAATGAAAGCGAGTGCAAACTCATTTATGATAGTATTACTTATGATGGAGATATCATGGAGAAATACGCCCAGCAAAATCCAAAATTAGTATTCCAGTATGCCGATTATAGATTAACTAAAAGAACTGGTGTAAAAGACGCAGCTGGAAATATTGATGATTTTGCGAGTGTAGTTCTTCCAATAGGTGGTAATGGTCGCCTCTGCTCTAAGGTAATTTTTGGGCTTCAAGACAACGCTAACTTTATTGCAAAATCTTTACTTAATGGTACTACTGCTTTTGGAGACTGTGCCTTACAATACAATCTTTTATATAATGATCGATTTGAGTTTAATGTTGATAGAACTAACTCAGCTCTTCAGTTTGCTACAACTCACGCTGCTGAAGGTCGAGTTCCTATGGTTACTCATGATGAAATAGTTAAGAGATCTACAGCTTCAAGTATTACTGATGAAACCCTCCAAGGTTTGATTCAAGGTGCGATAGGAACTGGAATTGAGGAATTATTTAGATGGAACTCTATTAGACCGAATAAAGGTGAGCGTATCAATAATAAGGGTATGGATCTCCATTATAAGATCCCTAGCGGTTTAAGTGATGGAACATACACTCTTAGAGTTTATGTTGAATTACTTAAGGTTGCAACAATCGAGAACGGAATGTTTAAATGTTATTTCGCATAATTATTTTCTAAATAATTATATAAATGAAGTGTTGTAAAAATAAATGTAAAAAATGTGAAAGATATAGTGAGAAATGTATAGAATACAAGAAGAAATATTTGAAACAAGAAACTCGAAATGATGAGCTAGTAGAGATGCTCGAGAGTTTAATAGAAACACAGAAAAAGATCTGTGAATATATTGAAAATGAGAAAGTGTCTGGGGTAAATATCAAAAATAAAACTTCTAAAGAAATATCCAAAGACAAATAATTTTAACATTTTACCCCAGACACTTTATTTAATCTATTTTTTTTCGTTTTTTATAATAATAAAATAATCTATTATTATAATATAAATATGAAAATACAAAGTAATAATCCAACTGAAGATATTTCGAAGGATCGCCCTCAACTCAAAACAAATACAGTAAAACAATATGTAGTTAATCTCAAGAAATTACAAAAAATATATGATACAGAAGGCTATGATTTCTTAAAAAAACCCGATGATGTAATGGATAAAATAAGTAATTTACACTACTTGAGCCAAAGAAATATGTTGAATGCTGTTATTGTATTATTAATGGCTTTGAATCATGATAAAAAATATGATGAATTACTTGAAGAATATGGAAAATTAAGAGATGAGTTAAATGATAAATATAGTGAAGAACAAAAAAGCGGAATCATTAGTGATAAACAAAGTAAGAACTTTGCAACTACAGAAGAGATATTCGAGATGATAAATAAAATGGCTGATGATCTAAAACCTTTAAAAAAGAAAACTAAAGATGAAATTACAAAAAAAGAAATGCAATTGCTTCAAGCGTATACTTTATTTAATATTTATGCCCGTATGCCCTTTAGAAATGATGTAGCCGGTATGATGGCTATCAATCAAGCTCAATATAAAAAATTAAGTGAAAAAGAAAAGAAAGACAATAATTATCTAGTTGTACCTTCAAAAGGAAATATATATTTTGTATTGAATAAATACAAAACAAGTAAGAAATATGAAGAGTTAGATTTACCGATCGAAGATAAAGATTTAAGAAAGATATTAAGATATTATTTGAAAATGAATGGAATGGGTGTTTTATTTAAGACATCAACCGGTAAGCCACTAACAAGAATAGAATTAAGTAAAGTATTACTTAAATATAGTGAAAAATACATGAATAAAAAAATTAGCACAACTCTTTTAAGAAAGATTTATTTATCATCAAAGTATGGAAATATGAAAGAAGAGCTTGAGAAAGATAATAAAGTCATGGGTCATTCAAAACAAGTTGCACTCGATACTTATGTTAAAAAAGCTCAAGAGGATGAATAATTTAATTTTGTTGTTCTTTTATTCCTCTAAATATTTGTGCTTCTCTAATTTTATATTTTTTAGTCCTTTTAATGTTTATAGGTTCTATTTCCTTTAAATCTTCCTTTGTTAAATCATTATTTTTTTGATATTCTTTTAATTCTTTTATTAAGGCACTCCTTTCTCGTTTCCATTCATTAAACCATTCCGTGATATTTTTTTCTTTTAAAAAATTAGTATCATATAATCTTGATGTATTTTTTTTGATTTTAGATATTAAAGATTTTAATTTAGTCGGTTCTTCTTTTTTCTTTGGTTGTTCTTTTTTCTTTGGTTCTTCTTTTTTCTTTGGTTCTTCTTTTTTCTTTGGTTCTTCTTTTTTTTCTTTAGGTTTTTTATTTAAAATAGATCTTAATTCTTTGACTAAACTTTGGTCTTCAAGAGATTTTAAATATTTACTTTTAACCGTAAAATTGCTCTCTAAAAACATAGGATCTACTTTTTTCCTCATATCAGTATCAAGAATATAACTCATATCGTTTTCTAATTCTTCCCTTTTATCTTCTGTTATTTTTCCATCTAAATAATCATTAATTATTTTAATTCTTTTTTTTAGGTTTTTATTTAAGAAATCACTTAATATTTTAAATCCTTTCATTTTCGAAGGTGGTTTTCCAACCTTAACACCTTTAGAAGGTTTAGATGCGGGAGGAGGTTTGGGTATAACAGTTTTAAGAAATGCCTTTTCACCGGCTTTCTTTTGTTTAGCTTGTTGTCTCTTTTTCTTTTGTTCTTCTGTTAATGGTTTCGGCTTCGGCAGTATTTTTTCAGCTTGTTTCAAGGTAACATTAGGTTTTCTTTCATTTTTATATCTTCTTTGGATCGATTGTCTTACATGGTTTATCATATAACCCTTATCATCTAATATTTTCAATATATCATTTCTAGTTGCACCCTTCGGGATTTTTATAGACATAAGAACATTATGAGCTTTAATTAACTTCCTTATCTCTGGGGTTGTTAGTTCTCCTTTCAAATCTCCAGATTTATACGGCATCTCTTTTAAGTATATATAATAAAAAAAAAATAATTATAATATTATAAATTATGTTGATTGATAAAACTCACTCAAAAAAAGATATTGTTTCATTATTTAGAAAATTAGGAGTTGTAATCGATGATGAATTAACTAAAGGTAATATAGTTAATGATATTGAAAAATATATTGAAGGAGCTACTTATAATGAAAAAATAAAAAACTGTACTGAATTGAAAGAATATTTGAAGAAACCTTCTCCAAAACAAAGACCTACATCACAACAAAAAAAAGAAATAATGTTTAATGCAAAAAAGATAATCAAGTGGGCTAAAAATGATTATATATTCGATATGACTACATATAAAAATGCTGAAGATCCATATCATGATGTAATGTCTATTTATATGTGGGGAGATCTTCCAAGTGTGAGGAGAGCATGTAGATTATATAATTTAAGTGTATACTGTAAAAATAATGTAAATCCAGTAATTACTGAAGAAGTAGAAGAAGAACTGAATCAAAATAAAATAATAAAACAACAAGTAATATATAAATTAATTATAAAGAGAGCTACAAAAGAAAATCCCATCCTTGTGAGTTTTGATTAAAATTATAATATATATGATATTATATTATATAAATGAGTATTTTACTTCTAGGAGATTGTTTAGATGAAATGAAAGGTTTAGATGATGATTCAGTCGATTTAATATTCTGTGATTTACCTTATGGAGCTACAAGTTGCAAGTGGGATTCTAAAATCGATTTAGATAAGTTTTGGATTGAAATAATGAGAATAAAGAAAATAAATACTCCAATATTTTTCACTACTACTACAAAGTTTGGAGTTGATTTAATCGAATCAGCACCGAAGAAATGTCCTTTTAGATATGATATTGTTTGGGTAAAATCAGCTCCAGTAGGTTTCTTGAGTGCTAAAAAGATGCCGTTGAGGAAACATGAAATGATCTATGTATTTTATGAAAAACTACCTTTTTATGATTTAAGTAGTCATACACATAGATTTCTTAAAAAAGGAAAAAAAACTGAAGGTGATAAAGGTAATGATTGCTACGGTAAGTTTAGCTATTATAATAATGGAGAAAAAGGATATGATCCACCCTTACCGACTACTATGCTCGAAATCAAAAGCACAAAAAGAAAACACAGCACAGAGAAGCCAGTTGCACTAATAGAATGGATATTGAAATATTATTCTAAAGAAGGAGATGTTGTATTAGATCCAACTATGGGAAGCGGAAGCACGGGTGTAGCATGTAAGAATATGAAAAGGAACTTTATTGGAATTGAAAAAGATGAAGAAATATATGAGATTGCTGTTAATAGGATCGAAGATTAAAATGCGTTTTAGATTGATTTTTTTTCTATGTTATAGGTATAAATATGGATTATAAGAAAATGCAAAAAGATTTAAGTTTCGGTTTCAAAAGTGAAAATGATATTCATTTTATTTTAGAAGAAGTATTTGGAAAATTATTCAAGTCATCATTAAATCCGGAACTTGGAAAATATTATGAGTTTGATAAATATAATGAAGAATATTTCATCGAAATAAAAACAAGAAGGATAAAACATAATCAATATGAAAGTTTATTTTTCGGGAAAAATAAATTGCTTAAAGGAGATGAATTATTAAAGAAAGCTCCGCATTTAAGAATATTTTATTTATGGAAATGTAATGACGGTATTTATGGCTGGGAGCATAGAAGTACAGAGTTCGATACATGTAAAAGAGGAAGATGTGATCGAGGTAAAGATGAGTTTGATGATTGCATAGATATAAAACAAAAAAATATTAAACCTTTAAAAAATCTATTAGATAATATAAATGGTTGAAAAAGTCAAAATTACATATCAAGGTAAATCGAGACAAGTTCCAAAAACATATGTAGAAGGTTTAAAGGGTAATGATAGAAGGAAACAAATTAAATCTATTTTTGAAGGGACATTTAGACCTCAAACAAAAGTAGCACCTAAAAGATCAAGTTGGACTGTTAAGTTCAATAAAAAATATGGAAAAGAATTAGATAAAATGAAAGGAGGTAGAAGTAAAAAAAATATAGCTAAAGTAACGGGTATACCTTTCAAAGCTATAGATGAAGTATTTAAGAAAGGTGAAGGAGCATATTATTCTTCTGGATCAAGACCGAATCAAACCCCACAATCTTGGGCTTATGCTCGAGTATATAGTTATATATTAGGAGGAAGTGCAAGGAAAGCTGATGCTGCTATTACAAAGAAATATAAAGTTAAGTTTCCCTCTTCTTCTTCTTCGGCATGATTAAAAATCCATTTGTTTCATCATTTTCAATTATTTTAAGTTTAAGTAATCCAAATAAACAAGATATGAAATATTGATGATCGCTCCTTCGAATAGCTTGTTTATTTAATTTCCTTTTATAGATAATATTGCAAAAATGAGTTAATGTATAAATTATTTGTTTTATGTTAAAGTTTTCTCTCATCGATTTCAATATTAAGTAATCACCTTGATATTGATATCTTTCAAATGTTTTCTTTTTTGTTAAGGGGAATGAGCTTATCAATAATCCCTTATAATATAAATTAAGTGATCCATCACATCCATTATAAATAGTCATTTTCTCTATATATTAAGTATAGATATTATTATTTTAAGTATTAATAATCTATTTTTATGCTTATATTGTATTATTATACCTATTTTAGCACTTAAAGAAGTATATATTTTAAAATATATACTCTTTAAACCCTTATTATACCTCTTTAAGTAGTAAAACAATAGATTATATGGGGTATTTATCGATAATATTAAGTATAATTTGAGATTATATTTAAGAATCAATTAATTTTGCGGTATTTCTTTGAAATTATTTTCTATGTTAAAGTATAAAATGGATAGAAAAAAACTACTTAAAAAAGAAATGCTTAAATTAAGTAAAGAGAATAAAATGGCTGATAAGAATATAATGCAATTTAAGGATTACAGAGGTCAATCGAACTTTCAAGCTTTTGTTGATCCATTTACTAAAACAACTAAAGATGAACTTAAATACATGATTGGAAATAGCAAGTGTAATAAGAATTATTACTTTGAATGGACTAATCATAAATGTAATGTTAAACCTTTCTATGATGTTGATGTCTTCTATCAAAATGAAGAACTATACAAGATGAATATTGAACCTATTCAAAATAAAGTTAGAGATATACTCAAGAAATTATATCCAGATACTACTATTGCTATTAGTTCATCTCATGGTGAAAAGATTAAACTTAAATCGAGAACTGTTTATGAAGAGGTGAATGGTAAGAAAGTTAAGAAAGGTATTCAAAAAACAGAAATAAAAGGATTTGCTATATCATATCATTTTGTTATGTGTGATTATCAAACAACTATTCCAGAATTAAAAGAGTTTAATGAAAAACATAATTTATATGATGTTGAATGGAAAGGAACTAAAATATTCGATAAAGCAGTATATCGAGACAACGGTAATATGAGATTTCTTTATTCATATAAGCCTAATGATAATCGACAAAAGATCCCAGTAAATTATACAGAGGATTATTGTATACTTAAGCATGTAATTCAATCGACAGATGCAACTAATCATTTCAAGCGTCCTCTTCCTAATGATTCACCTCCAGTTTCTCCAACTACTAGTGATGATGAAGAAGTAAAAGAAGTAAAAGAAGAAAAAGATGATGATGATGATTTAATGGAGTTTGTTCCACAAAAGAACCCTTATAAAGCTGGAGAACTTCAAGAAATATTAAATGTACTAACTGATGAATGTTATGAATATGATAATTGGACTAGAGTTGGATTAGCTCTTCATAATATTACAGATGGAGATGAAGTTGGTTTTGGATTCTATAATGAATGGAGTGAAAAAGATGACGGCTATGATGGAGTTAGTGAATTAAGAAAGAAATGGAAATCATTTGGAAAAAAGAAGACGGGTAATAAACTCGGTCTTACTTTCTTAAGAAAACTAAGAGCTAAATATCAACCTAAAAATCAACAATCACTTCAAGATATTTATACAGCTTCTTTTGAAAAAAATAATGATAGTATGCATCATGCTAAAATGGAAATGTTAAAAGAAATGAATAATCGAGTTATCTTTGTAAAAGAAACGGGAGATTATATTATTCTAGATAAAAAGCAGATCCGGAAAGAAAATGGTGAATTAATTAAGATGCCTTGCTGGTATCTTAAGAATGCTACAAAAACAAAAGATCATTTCTTAAAACAAAAGTTTCCTCATTCCTATGAAGATGAAGCTGGAAAAAATAAAAGTATTGTAATTGATCCTTTCAAGCTATGGTGCGAATGGATTGATCGAAGGGAAGTTCGAGCAATCGGCTTCGATCCTCGAGATGATGCTAATAGTGATTTATTTAATCTGTGGAATGGGTTCAATATTTCAAAAGAAGTTGCTGATGCTTATGATGAAGCTGAAGCACAGCCAATTTTAGATCATATTAGGGAGCTGTGGTGTAGTGGAGATGATAATGCTTATGAATATGTACTTAATTATTTCAGTCATATCATTCAAAAACCTCATGTAAAAACCGGTGTACTTCTTGCACTAAAATCGAAACAAGGTGGAGGTAAGGGTATTATTCTTGATAAATTAGCTCAAATCATAGGTGATAATCATTACGCACAAAATAGTAATGCTAACTTTCTTTTTGGAGATTTCAACGGTCAATTAGAAGGTAAAATCCTCATAAATCTAGATGAAGCTTTCTGGGGTGGAGATAAGAAACTTGAAGGTGTTATCAAGAATAAAATTACTGAAAAAAGACAAACAATTAATAAAAAAAATAAAGAAAATTATATTGTTGATTGCTATGCGAATTACATTATTACTACAAACAACGACTGGTTCGCCGGAACAAGCGAAGATGATAGAAGGCATTATTGTTTAGAACTTGATAACAAATTATCGGGTAGAATGAATGCTGAAACACTCAAACATATTCAACCGGTTCTCGATGCTCCATGTGAAGCTTTTGCAAAGGTTTTATATAATAGAGATATTAGTGATTTTAAACCGAGAATGTTTAAGAAAACAAAATTGCTTCAAGAACAAGTCGAAATGAATTGGAATAGTCCCAAGGTATGGTATAATAATGTTATGAGAGATGGAGGTTTTGAATATGACGGACATTTTATCGAATGGAATAAAGTCTTGAAAATATCTAATTATGACGGTAATAAAAATTATGGAACTGAAATCAAAAACAAGAAAAAAGAGAAAAGAGTAATTTATACTAAAGAATGGATATTTAAATGTTATGATAGACAATCATACAACGGTAGAAAGTTCGACAACAGTTCATTTTGGAGAGAAATCAAAAAGAATTGTTTGAGTGATCTTTATGAAGAAAAGAAACTGCAGCTAAGAAAGGAACGCAAACTTTACATGTTCTTACCTTCACTTGAAGAAGCTCGAGCTAAATGGAATGAAATGCAAGAATATGACTATGATTATAATAAAGATGATGATGATGAGTGGGAACTTGATGATTGTGATATTAGTAGTGATGATGAATGATTTTAATATTTTGATTTAGTTTTTTTATTAACTTTTTTTTTTGAGGGTTTATAACCTTCGAACACTTTTTCCGGTTTTATTTTTTTATCTTCTTCCAAATCTTTCTTAATATCTATTTGGATTTTATCATGATCCGTAATAGGTTTTACCTTAACACTTTTAACTTTTTTTTTTTTATACATTTTATAATATCTTTTATTTTTTTTTTTTCGGTATAATAAAAATATATTAATTTATTATAAAATGAGTTTAGTAATTACTTCAAATATAGGTCAAGATGATAATCCAGAGTTTTCAAACGCTTTCAAGCCTTATTCTTATCAAAACCGTTTACTTAATACTATGAGAATACCCCCGAATAGTGAGATTGCTCTACAATCAGCAAAAATTAATAAAAATGGCTTATTTATTTTAGATAGAACAAATGCGGATTTCTGTCACTATTTTGGAGTGCCGATAGGTACTGATGCAACTAAACTAGCTGCGGGTGAAGAAATACCGGATCTTGATAGTAGCACATCTCAACCTTTTAGAGGAACTATTGGAGCGGGTAATGCTTTTGGAGCGGGTGGAAAAAATGAAAGAAATATCGAAGATATGGCTAATGATCTTCAAGCTGGAGTCGATGCTTGTGCCTTTCATCCTTCTTTAATTAGAACTAAAGGTGCGAGTTTTGAAAGTTCTATCAAGGTAACGCCAGAATATGATGGAACATCTTTAGCATTTAAGGGTTTCAAGTTTGTAAGCACACAAGAAGATTCAGCCCTTACAACTCGATTAGCTGCTGATATTACTTGGACTGATGTATCAAAAAATAATGCTTACGGTTTTAATCAAAATAACGGTGAAGTAACTACAACTGATAGTGCTGGATTTTTAGTTCAAAATCGAGAGTTTCCAATAGCTCAAAATGGAGGTACATGTGGGTTTGATGTTACTCAAACTGGAACTTCTTCTTGGATGTGTGGTTTATCAAGAATTAATAAACCCTTGGATCTTGGAGGAGGAGATTTTGCATATTTACCCCCTTATTTTGATATGACTAAAGTTGGAACTGCTTTAGCATCTGGAAGATATATTTCAAATCAATTTAGATATGCTGATTTTGCTGTAGTTAAAAGTGGAGCAGTTATTAGATTATTTCAAAGTGGTAGTGATAGTGGAAGTGTTGGAAGACCCGCTGTAAACGGTATTTACATGAATGAAATTATTTATTCTGGAGCTCATAATGCAGATTTTGCTACCCCAGCTGTAGCAAGTCAAATTGAAAAAGTTAGATC